TTTGATATGCGATGTAAGGGTTGACAAAATAGACCCTCAAATCAAATTAATACCGAATAATATTAAGAAATATAGGATCGAAAATGAAATGGACTCCTGAAGAAGAGACACTCTTGATCGCTAATTTAGGCGAGCTTTCTTATGCGCAGATAGCAGAGCTTATAGAATCTAAGTACAATGCAAAGCTTCCTGGCTTTCCTTGCATTAGGACCGTACCTGCTATCAGACGTAAAGTATCTAGAGACAACCTTATACAACTTGATTCAAACCCTTATGATCAGACTTGGAAGAATATAATTAATATTTCTAAAGAGTATAGATCTAATTCGAATCATGTTGATTTAGGTTTAACTTCTTCTAAGGAGCGTAAAATAGTTACTTTTAGTGACTTGCACGTTCCTTTTTTTCTTTGGGAAGATATGCGCTTAGCTTTACAACAACACGCTGATGCTAATGTTGTTGTACTTAATGGTGATATTCTCGATGCATACGTATTCAGTACATTTAGTAAAAGTAAACGTATTGCTGCACTCAAAGAGTATATCTCAGCTTTTGATCTAGTAAAAATTCTATCTGAGAATTTTGAGTCTGTAGTTATTGTATCTGGTAACCACGATTACAGAACTTCAAGAGCTGTTCAAAACAGCGGTCTTGATAAACAAGCTACACAAGTTTTACGTCCAGATCTTTTAGCACGCATAGCTAATGGTGAAGAGCTTAATCAGTATGCTGAGCTTGTAGAAAAACATTCTTTTGAAAATGTTCATTATCAAAAACAAGACTCTTGGTATGTGCGTATTGGGAAAACTATTTTCTGCCACCCAAGTGGTTTTGGATCTAAGTTTCCTGGCGCAACTGTAGTTAAGCTACTCGATCATTTCTCGGCTAGACTGCATGCTGATGATTTCGATTCTATTGTTGTAGGACATACTCATAAGGTTTATAAGGGTGTTGTTGCAGGCAAGTTGCTTATTGAGCAAGGTGCTATGGCTCACAGTTTACCTTATCAATTTAAACCTGATTTGAGATTTAAAAATGCGATTAATGGATATGCTGTCATTTATCAAGACTCTGACGGTAATACTAATTTTAACGATTCAACTCCTGTGTACTTAGGTACACATCTCCCTGTCAAAAAGGAATTACTTATCTAATGTCAAAAGAAGAAACCCTACAAGAATTATTTCAGGTAGTTAAAGGCCAAGACGTTAGAATTGACTACAATTTTAACACGCTTATTCAAACAAGCATTCTTGTTGAATTCTTGTTTATTAAACTATCTGAACTTAACCCTGACTTAAAGTTAGAAGAGCTTTTTGAAGAGTTCCAAACTCAACGATTAGAAGAGCTTAATGAAATTGTCAAAAATGCTCAAGAGTCTTCTACTGATGAAGACATTGCTAACATTGTTAAAGAAGAGATCTTAGACAAGATCGACCTATAAGGAAAATAAATGAACTGGTCTTTTATTCAACACGCTACAAACCACTTAACTAAACCTCGTTTCGGAGAGCAAAAACAACCTACACTATGGCCTAGCTCTGCTACTGCAGAAGTTGATGGCAAAATTATAGGTAAATGCCGCAGGCAAAACTTTCTTAGATATGCCAAAGACAATTATGCTTTCTCCGATAAGTATGAGCACTTAAAAGATATATACGAGCTTGTATCTAATAATACGATACCACCTAGTGTATATATTCAGTGGATTTGGCGTGCTGGAGAATTGTATGAACAATATTGTATTGATCTTGCTAAGGAGTCAGGTGTTTATGTTGCTGAGCAAGTAAACATCTATATTCCTGATTTTAATGTTTCAGGCAAGATTGACTTGATTACAATCAATCCAGAAACCTCCAAGTATCATATTGTAGAGGTTAAGTCTATTTATGGCTTCAACGCTAATTCTGTATTGGGTACTGATTCTCAACGTAGAGATGGTAGTTTGGGGACTCCTAGAGAGTCTCACTTGATGCAGATTGGCTTATATCAAAGCTGGTACGGTAATACCAATCCTGACTTTGCTGAAGGGTTACTAGTGTATGGTGCTCGTGATACTGGCAAGTATGGTGAGTTCCTAGTCACTGTAGAACTCAATGAAGAAGATGGTAAGCACTATATCCACTATAAACCTAATACACCTTTTATTGGGCCTAAAGTAAACACAGGCATGAGTATTGAGAATATACTTATGAACTATAAGCTTGTTGAAGATGCATTAACTTCTAAGGAAGTGCCTCCTAGAGATTACGATTTATTGTATTCTCAAGAACGCATTGAAGAGATGTATCAAAACGGTGAGCTTGGTAAAACCGATAAAGCTCAGCACGAGAAGCGCAAGCAGCAGCTTGCTGATGGTAAAAAGCGTGTTGTTAAACCTGTAGAAAAAGGCGATTGGCAGTGTCGGCTTTGTGAATATAGAAATATTTGTTATGACGAAGACGCAAACCCAAAAGAGCTTTAATTACTCTGTAACTGTAAATATAAATAATGAGGTTCGTAAAACTTATTATTTTAGCAAAAAATCTACTGCTTATTTTTTCTTGTTAAATGGTATCAAACCTCTTGTAAAGATGATTACTTCTGAAAAACCTACACTTGTGTCTGCTTCTTGTTTTAAACATGAAAACGGCAATACATATTTGCTTTCTAAAAAGAATCTTACTGAGGTAAATTTCAAATGAGCATTATTTTAAATAGAAACATTGACCTATTAGAACCTCGTTATCTTTCTACTAATGATGTTTTAATGAGACCAGCTACAGGACTTTTAGCTACAAGAAAGCATGCTCAAATAAGGTCTACTTTTATTTATAATAGTCCAATGGACACTGTAGCTAGTTTTGATTTGTTTAATGATTTGTTAAATACAAATCAAGCTGCTGTTAGTTGTAGATTTAATAGTGAAGAAGCTAGAATGCATGAGCTAGCGCTTTACAAAAACAAACCCAACTATTGGTTTACTGTAGGCGCAAGCGATAAAGACTTTAGAATGTTAGACGAATATTGTTCTAGACATTCAAAAGCTTCTCTTAATATTTGTGTAGATGTAGCGCATGGCGATACTGTTCAACTACATAAACTTTACCAAAAATATTCTGAACGCTCTTGGTGCAACTCTTTGATGAGTGGCACTATAGCTACACCTGAATCAGCTTATAAGGTTTGGAACTCTGGTTGTACTCATATTCGTATTGGTATTGGACCAGGTAGTGCTTGCTCTACACGCATCGTTACAGGTTGCGGAGTCCCTAATCTATCTGCTGTATTTCAGATTTGGTTAACCTTTAGAGAGCAACAGCTTGAAGAATACCCTGTGCTTATTGCAGATGGCGGTATTAAAACTAGTGGAGATATCGCCAAATACTTAGCAGCTGGTGCTGATGGCGTTATGATTGGAAACTTGCTTTCTAAAACAAAAGAGAGCGCGGGTTGGAAACGAAGTAGATTCTTTACCTTCTTAAATGCGCTTACTTTCAATCTTTGGTTTAGAAACAAGCGTTTCTATAAACGCTATCGTGGCCAAGCTTCTGCACAATTCCAGATTGATAAGCGTGGTTCTGTTTCAGGTACTCCAGAGGGAGTACAAGGTCCAAAGCAATACCCTGCCTACACATACTTAGAGTTTTATAACAAAATTGTAAACGCCTTAAGATCTACTATTTCTTATGTAGGCGTCAAAGACATTCGTGAATTGACTCCTGATAACGTAGAGTTTATAAGGATAACCCCCAGCGGTCTTCAAGAGAGTAGACCGCATTTACTTGACTGAGGTTACATGTACATTACAGACATTGATGAAGTAGTTACTTTACTACGATCCAAACTACCTGAATACCTAGCTCTTAAGCTAGGTGATGATTTTAACTACAATAAAAAGTTCAAGTGTTTCGCACACGACGACAATGATCCTAGCATGCATTTGAACCCTAAGACTGGCGGAGAAACTGTTAAGTGTTTTTCTTGTGGTTTTTATGGTGATATTTTTACTTGTGCAGAGCATTTTGACAACCTGCCTACAAACGGCGCAGAATGGCTCAAGGTTACCATCCCCACCCTTTGTGATGAGCTTGGTATAGACTTTTCTATTGGAGCGCTCACAGAGGAAGATAAAGCTCGTTTACAGCTATATAAGATCGCACAGGATATTTCTGATATCTTAGCGACTCAAAAGTATACGGACAACGAGTATCTTGTCGAACGTAATTGGATTCAGCCCTTTGCTTCCCTAGGTACAATCGACTCTGATCTTTTGATTGAAAAGCTTATTGAGAAGGGTTGGTCTTCTGATTATATCTTCTCTACAGGTTTGATTAAGACTAGATACCAGTCTTACTTTGCTGAGGACAAAGTTACTTTTGCTATCAAAGATCACTGCAAGAGAACAATTGGTTTCATTTGTAGAAACTTAAACTACGAAGAGCAAGGCATTCCCAAGTATGTAAATACTCAAGAGACTTCTATATACAGAAAAAATCAAGCACTTTTAGGTATTGATGTAGCCTACAAGGACGCTAAGAAGTATGGTCTTTATATTGTAGAGGGTCCTGGCGATTTGATGCAGTTATATCGTTTGGGCATCAAGAATGCAGTTGCCGTTTGTGGCACTGCATTTACTGAGTCTCATTTGTTATATCTAAAGACTCTTGGCATCCGTAAGATCTTTTTGAACTTTGACTGGGATCCTGCAGGTTATGCAGCTACTCAGCGTATCTTGGAGAATATCCTCAAGGTAACTTCAGGTATCGCCACTTATGTAGTTGAATCTCCAGGAGAAGGTATTAAAGATACCGACGAGTATTTGAAGGACAAG